TTCGGCTTTGACGTCTGCATATGGTACATCAAAATAATAAAACTTGAATGTATGAATAATATTTTCTACTAATTTATTAAAAGGATAATTTATATATTCTCGATAAATTTTATCACGCTTATATTGATTTGTTTCTAAATTATAAAAAACAATAGCCTTTTCGTTTATATATGAAAAATAAAGTTTTTTAGTAGGTTTACGCCCACGCTTTTTCTTTTTAGGTAATAACGCCTCTGCTTCAAGTCGTTCTTGATCTTTTTCTAACCAAACATAAAATTCATCTACTGGTGTCAGTTTTGTTTCTGGCATTACATTCCTCTATTTAGGTCATCCATGACTTCTTTAATAAGTCTAAAGGATGTGCCTACTTCGTCTGAGGATTCAAATGCTCCTAGTCTATCTGCGTTTCTTATTTCAGAGTTGGCTTGATTAATTTTTGTTTTAAGTCCATCAAAAAAATTATAATAATCTGTATTTGATTTTTCTAAATCTTCTATATAATCTGTTTGTTGTTCTTGTTTTCGTAATTGATTTATATTAACAAATAACGAAACTGCTAATGTTACTGATAATATTATTATTGCTGTCATCATTTTTTATCTCCAAATAAATCGTCAAACATTTTTAATGTTGCAGTTGCTTGACTATTTGCTGCAATTGCTCCTAACTTTTTTGCTCTAGCTTTTTTACCATATGATTGATTAACAGTTGTTGACGGAGTTGTATTTGGTTTTGAATTAGCCCACATTTCATATTCAATTCTTGCTGCCATACAATCTGCTTGGTGCATTACATATCCTAAATTAGTTTTTAGTTTTGAATCAGCTGTTCTTGACATGAAATAAGGTTTATTATGTTCATCATATAGTCCATCTGTTAATTTAATACCTAACATTTCATTCCAAGAAATTTCAATACCATAATGTTGTAATAACCAGATAGATAAATCATTTACTAATGTAAATTGATTGTTAGGATTGACCTTATACATTCTTCCCATATTTTTTCTATGCCACTCAGAATCATTTGGAATATATGTTTCATTTCCTTCTCCAGGAAATCCCATTTTACCTATATCATGATTTAATGCAACAAAGATTAATTCTTCTTGCGTATAACCAGACATATCTGATCCCATATGTTTCCAAAGGTCATATGTATGTTTAGCTGCTTTGCAAACTCTTAGTACATGATCTACATATCCACCTTCGAATGCATTATGATAATGATCAATACTAGAAGCTGGTTGCATTGACATCCTATCTTCTAGGTCTGTATACATTGCTTTTAATTTATCTTTTCTTTCACCTTCAAAGTTATCATCAATAACTTTTATTAGGTCATTCCAATTTTCTACTATTTGTTCTGCTGTTAATTTCATAATTTCTATTTTATATTATTTGGTCTATTACTCCGATTTCTAATAATTCTTCTGCTGTAAGAAACATATCATTTCTCATTCTTTCTCTCCACCAATCTGCCTCTTTCTTTGTTTTTTCTGCTAACATACCATATATAAGAGTTTCTAGATTTTTTACATTATCTAGATAAGCTGTTATATCACTCATCTTACCTCCCATAAAACTAGATGATTGATGGAACATTACCGTTGAACGTTTACTCATCATTCTATTACCGGTACCACATGCTAATATAACTGCTGCAGCACTCATGGCTCTACCTCTACATATAGTATTTACTTTAACATCTAAAGATTCTATATAATCAATAATACCGAACATTTCATATACATCGCCTCCTGGACTATTGATCATTAAATTAACTGGTGCTGTTTTATCTTTTCTATGTTGTAATAAACTTCTCATTCGAATGATGAAATCTGTTAATGTTGTATCATTGATTTCATCATTAATAAAGATTACAGAATCTTCATAATCTAATAACGTTCCTAATTGATTATGTAATGCTTCATATAACTTGCCTTGTGGTTCTTCAACAATTAAAGGCTCTTTAGGATCTTGTTCTTCGTATATACTCATATCTTTTTTTTATTTATACTTAATATAATAAAAAAATATCGTACGTCAAAAGATTATCGTATCTTTTTCAACTGTCTCTCTAACTTCTTCATTTGAGAATTGCCCGACTTAATATCTTTTTTGAATTTAGCCTTCTTTAATTGCCCTCTTACTAAAGCCATTTGTTCATTTATCTTATCTCGTAACTCACTTTTTTCTAGTTTAGATAATTTCTTTTTAGGTGATCGATCAATCTTAGTCGGTTCTATAGTTCCTTTTAGATTAGGCTGCTCCTTTCCTTTATGAAATACATTACCTTGTGGGTCTACAAACTCTTTCATAAACTGCCAACCTCGAGGTCTACCCTTTGATATATAACCACCTTTCATTTCTGGTGGTCCTACTGTTTTAGATACACACTTATAACATAATACTGCAGTTGTATCATGATTAACTTCTGACCATTCATTACATCTAGGCTTATCTCCTAAGAATTGCCATGCCCAATATGATTGTTCTGGAATACTATTCCTACATATCATATATGTCTTGTTACCTTTTTTTCTTGTTCTAAACGAATGTAAAACTTTTTTCTTTGCCATATTTAATTTATTTGATTACCAATAACTTTTTTTACTTGACGACGGCTTTGGTGCCGGTTTTTCTTTGTAAATATCTTCTTTTGATTTCTCTTGTAACTTATCCTGATTTTCTTTTATACGATTCTTAAGATCATTAAATGACTTTTCTTCAGTATTAGTAGTTGCTAATATCTGTTCATTCTTTTTTATCATCTCTTCTTGATCATAATGCAATCCATCATTTCCATTTTGGCCTATTACATTTATTCTTTTCTCATCTTCATCTGTATACAATTCTTTTGTAACAATCTCTTTTGGTTTGATTTGTGCAAATGCCATATTTGCTGCTACAACTAATGCAATTGCTAATGGATCGAATACAAATATAATAAGTAATAAGAACCAATTAACAATTGTATTCATATCCTGGCCCGTAGTTTCTGCTAAATATTTAAGTGGACCCAATTCTCTCTGATCTTCGTTATCTATTTGTTTATCTAGAATACTTATATCTGTTTTAGTTATAGAATCTTCAATTGCTGCTAACTTATCATTTATAATATTTCTATCACCTAATGTTCTAGCTAGTTCATCCTGTAATGCTCTTCTACTAGACGATGATGTTGTTGTTATCAATTGACCACTTTCTTTATCAACATATTGAACCTGTGCAGGATTGGAAAGGGATATTCTTAAATCCGAAATAGACTTTGTTAAGCCTTCCTTTTCATATTTAAGATCTTGTTTATTCTCTTCGAACCTAATTTGTTTCTGTTGTAATATTGCCAACGATTTATCAAGTAACTCTGATTGAGTCGCAGTTGATTGATAAGCTCCAGATAAAAATCCATAAATACCTCCCGATGTTATAATCATAAGTATTAGTGTAGCAATAGATAAATACATTCTCAACGCTTTATTTATTGTATCCCAATACTGGTATAATAAAGATGCAACAACTAGTTTAGCAAATTCTAAAGAGCCTGCCATTATTATTACTTGCAAACTTGCTCCTGCAAATAACTTACTTAATCCGAATACAGAATAAAATGCTGCACTACCAGATACTGACAATGCTGCCAATCCTATTACTATTGGAAAAAGTTTCTTTTTCATTTTAACTCCCTGATACTCTATCTGTAATCGTAGCTAGTTTTTGACGAATATTTGCAAATCGATTTCTTACATCGATCGGGTCCATTGGCATATTTCTTTCAACTGATTGATTCATGATCATTATCATGTTATCAACCTCATCCAATAATCTTAATACATTGTCCTTGTCTTTCATAGTAAAACTTCTTTTTTATTATTATTTTTATACGCATAAATATTGCGGTATTCTAAAAGTGCCAACTCTTTGGCCTTAGCTTCTATTACAATATCAATATCTAGCCCATACGTTTTAATCTCATCACGTATATAATCTGAATGAGCTTGTGCTCTAATCGTAGGGTCTTGAAACTCTCTTGCTCTACTTTCTGAATAATGTGTACATTGTCTAATACCTTCAGGCCATGTAGATGCGGCTAATTTTAATGCTTGTTCTTCTGACAACTCATCTGGGTGAAATGTATGATGATGGTAGTCGAATGTAATTGGAATGCCAATTTCTTTATGAAAATATTCATAAATCATTTTTGTCGACCACATACTAGGCTTATCATCATTTTCTAATACTAATCGTTTCTTACAATTATCAGATAATCTATGCCAACCTGCAATCCATCTTTTCGATGTGCCTACAAAATCACCACCATATGAGCCACCAACATGAATATTGATCTTGTTATCAAATGATGGTTCAAACCCCATGAGGTCAAATGTTTCTGAATGTCGTTCTAGACTTACAATCGTACGTTCAACAACATCTAATTTAGGAGAACCTAAAACATTGAACGGACCAGGATGGGTTGTAATACGAATGCCATTCTCACGTGCATAATTACCACATTCTAATAACTTTTTTGCTATATCATTGAACTGCGGTAGTTGATGCAATTCATATTGATCATGCCACGGAAATAATTCAGAACCTAAACGAAACAATTTTATATTATGGTCATTGTTCCATTGTAGATAATGTAACAAGTCATTTGCATTAAGTAACGTACGTTCACCTAACAAATGCAAATCCCAATCCTTAGGATCATCAGATCCATTTTGCCAAGTTGCTTTTCTAGCAGTCCTTGACGTTGTTACTCTACCACCCGCCTTCTTCGGCCGGCCTGTTAATGTCATGTTTACACATGCATAACCTAATCTTACATTTTCTTTCATATATTAATATAATAAATTTATTTCGTAATTCCTAAACATTTCTACCATTTTCAAACACATGCTTAACGGTAGGAAATCTTAAACTCAATTCTCCTTTTTGATTCTTAGTCTCTTCAAAATATTGAACGGTAATTTCTTTTCCAATAATTAAAGTTGGATTAGCATTATATTTAATTCTTTGCTCTTGATTCCATCCAGACCCAACTGCTACCTCATATCCTTTATGATTAATATATGCTTGCGCCATCATCGGAATAACAACTTCTTTACCTTCTCTAATAACTCTATGATCTTCGAAGTCAATACTTTGTACTACATATTCTGCATCAAAGAATTTTTTAACCTTCAATAAGTTTTGAGACCTCTTACCTTCATACCCAACATTTTTTCTTAACATAACTCCTTCATGGCCATCTTTCTCTGCATCTGCTTTTAATTTTGCAAAATGATCATCTCCTGAAACAACATGTTGATCTAGAACACTTAAACATGAATTATTTTCTAGATGCAAAATATGTTTTCCAAATCTAGCAATTCTCATTGTTAATGTTGCTTCACTTTCTTTTGCATTAAATTCATTCAAGGTTAAATAATCAAACATCACATATTTAGGATTAGTAATTGTATGATTCTTTCTTTTAATTTGTTTCATGATACCTTGAAAATCTTCATTACCATTTTCATCCATCAAACAAATCTCACCATCAAATACAACTCCCATTACTCCTAATTTCTTAATGGCATCTTTAACTACTTGTAATGTTTCAAACTCATTACCTACTCTAGAATAAGATTTTACGTTACCCTGATAATCAACAATTGTTAAACATCTTACACCATCTAACTTTCTAGATGCTAACCATATATCATTCCAATCAACTCGTTTAGGGTCAAATTTATTTGCTAATGCAACATCAAATGTTGGAATTAAATTTGGAATAACTTTATTAATAACTGATTCAGATGCTCTAATTTCTAAATTTCTATCTATAATAGAGAAAATTAAATCTTCATATTCTATATGTTCTGTAATAAATGCATTAACTAATGCAATTGCATCATGGCCGGTATATACTCTACCATTCAAATCATCTAATAGACCAAATATATCATCATAAATTGAATTCATATCACATAAATCGGCATTCTTTTTACAATTTTTACTGGTTAAATAATACTTTTTATATGGGTCTAAGGCATAATTTAAAGCCTTTTTAATGAACTTATCGTTCTGAATAGACCCAATAATAACCTTTTTCTCATTAAGAGAACTGGTATTTTTCATTTGATTTACAAAATCTTGGAGTTTTTCTAGGTTTTTCTTCATATCTTCTTTTTTATTTATATATAAAGATAAGAAATATATTTCAATTAGGCAAATAATTTACCAG